GCTTTATATTTACATCATTATCAAAACTAGGTGCTGTCATTATGCAAGTAATCCTCCTGGTCTTTGCTGCTGTACTATTTCAGATTGTACTGCAACTGATATAAGACGACCAAGTTCTCTGCCTTGCTGTTCATCACCTTCAACAGACGATCCAGAGGCATCTACATTTACTACTATATTTGTTGAGCCACCAAGAGCATGATTCGGTGTAATCATTCCTGACACACCTGGACTAAATAGTTCTGGGCCACGTTCTCCTACGATATAATTACCACCTCCCATCACAGGACCACCATTTGCCCTAAATCCAGTGCCTCTTGTTCTATTAAGAGAAGTAGCAGCAGGTCTGGAATAACCGCTAAATCCTTGAGGATTGCTAGGTAAATTAGCTCCTTGAGTTGCTGAACCTCTACCGAAACCACTAAATAAATTTCCAAATAAACCTAATATTCCTTGCTGAAACTGATTAGCCATCATTCTCGCAGCAGTATCAATAAAATGATCTGCTATCTTATTGAGCATATTTCTAAAAGCATCAGCAACTGTCATTGTTCCTCTAATAATTCCTTTAAATGAATCTTCAAATGAAGTTGCCATAGTATCTGACAATGTAATCGCCATGCGAATTGGATCTTGCAACGCTTTCATTTCGTCTTGTAAATCTTTTACTTTGTCGTTAATAGCAGAAAAAGCTAAAACTCCTGATTGTCCAAATTGACCATTAGCCTCATTAACAAGGCCAAGCATTTCTCTTACTTGCTCTAATGCTTCTTTAAAATCTTTCATTCTTTTATTTCTGCCTTCTTCAAATTCTTTTTGTAATTTATTTGCTCTTCCTTCTCCATATCTTGTTGGATCGCCACCTCCTCTAAACAATAATTCTTCACCAAAATCTCTGAATCTATCTAAAAATGTTATTTGTTTTGCTTGAGCTATAGCAATATCATTTTCTGCTTTTGCTCTGGCTTCTGCCAATGCTAATTCAATAGTTGCACTATCAGTTATTAAATTTTGATTTAATAATTGTGTTGCAACTTCATTACCTATTTTTGTTCTAGCTTCAAAAATTTGATTAGCTAATTGAGCCTGTCTATTTGCACTAGCTACACTATCAAAAGCTCCAGCATCAGTACCAAAAATTTCTGTTAAAGATTTAGCAATACTTCCAGAACCAAATTGTGCAAAAGCTCCTAATACACCAAACGCTTCTTCTTTTGTAATTCTTAAACGTTTAGCAACCTTATCAATATCTTCTGAAGTAAGTTGAGCACTACCGCTTACATCTGAAAAACGAACATTTAAAGCAGCTAAAGATTGATTAAATTTATCATTTTTATCAATAGCAGAACCTATTGCAGTACCAAGAATTGATAAAGCAAAACCAAATTGACCTCCAATCAATCCACCTGCTGCACCACCAAGCCCACCACCAACTGCTGCTGCACCTGTTTGTCCAAAAAGTAAAGGAAACGCTCCACCGATAATTGCACTGCTGGCAGTTCCTCCTAGCTTGCCAGCAATCCCTTTACCTATACTTGCTTTACCTGTTCTTCGTTTAGCACGTTCTAGCTTTATTTCGGCTGCAAGTTCATTTCTTATTTGTTGAATATTCTGTTTGTTAATGTCTAAACCTTTTCTTCTTAACCTTTCAATTACTTTAAAATCTGTTTTTTGTTTTTTATAAGCTCTGCTTAATCGTTCTTCTTTATCAATAACATCTGCAATAGCCCTGAAATATCTATTTGTACCTAATGCAACTTTATTTAAATTACCTTTTGCTTGACCTAAAACTTTATTTAAAGTATTAAAAGAATTAGGTAATGTTTTACTTTGTTTGTTAGCTAACTTATTAAGAGTATTTATTTCTCTCGTTAAGGCAGTAGTTTCTTTACGAGCAGCTTTTAGTTCTCTAGAACCAGCAACAGCGATTTTAATATCAACGCTATAATCAGCCACTTTAAAAAACTAAAAGATTTATCTCATTCTACCTCTTTTCCCTTTCAAAGCACTACTTCTTTGTGCTTCTTGTTGTTGTTTCTCAAAATCTTCGTGTTCAAGTTCTGCGTATGCAGCCCAACCAATCATTTCTTCTACAGTTAGGGTTTCTGATAATTCGGCAACAGTTTTTCCTAGTTCTTTTGCTAATGAAAATATGAATTTCCAATCGTTACTAACTTTTTAATTCGGCTTTAGCCTCTTTTACCTCCCTATTTTGACCAGCTTCTATCATGGCTAATTGTATTTCTTGTAATATATTTGCCTCTACTTCTCTTCTTAAAGATGCTTTATCACCATCTTGGAAAAGTCTATTGCCATCTTTATCTAATGCTTTAGTAATCATTAAAGCTAATGCAAAATCATTTGGATCATTAGCGTCTGATTTTTTTGTTATAGATTCTCTTTCTGCGATGGTTAAAGGGTGCCAATAAACGCTAAATATAATATTTCCATCTTTAATTACGTCATGTTGATATAGCTGGCTTACACCAAAACTATTTTTTAAAAGTTCAACTGCTCTGGTCATAAATAATATAATGCTATTCTATTATACTACGCATTTGTAGAAAATTGGCAAGATATTACACCTACAAAGTGACTTCTATCCTCTATTTCCAATACAGTTGGTCCATTTATATCTTGTACTCTTGGCTTAACACTAAAACTATCGACATATCCAGAACCATTTACCGAAGTCAAACCATCAATTACGGCTTCAGATATTTCAGACAACTGTTTAGTTCCTTTACTTCTTGGAACGTAAATATTGCATTGAATAACACCAAAATAAAAATCTGAAGAAGCTCCTTGATTTTGTAATGTTGATTGTGTGTAATTAATTGTCATCGTTATATACTTTTTCGTTTTTCCTGGAGTCACGAAAGTAACATTGTCATAAATAATGGTAACGGTAGGATCTACTTCTGCTACTGCATCTGTTACGGCTTTTTCAAAAGCTGCTCTTGTTTTTACTAAAGTCATTTTGTATAAGTTGAAGGATCTTTAAAATTAAATTCTCCATACTGAACACCATCTTTTGATGTACCGAAACCAGTTGAAATATCTTGTGCCAAGAACACCTTACCTTTTTTCTCTTTCATGTTTTTCCTAATAATATCTTTCATTCTTCCTTGAATAAAGTTTTGAATTTTGCCCCCCTCTAAAGCATAAGCAGCATACTTAGCTCTGTTACCAATAAATACAGGTCTTTTAATATTATATGCCTTAGTTATAGGGTATCTAATTTTAATCAATGGACTTGCTGGTGGTAGTTGTTTTTGATAAGGGGGGCCAGCTTTTTTTCTCGTAAAATAATCTATACTACGCTCTCTTTTTATCGTTGCCCATTCTGAATTATCTTCTACTGCTTCTGTGGCAGGAATAGCCTTTGTATCAACTTTCCAGCTAGAGGCAAAAAATCCTGTCCAGACAGGACTATGTGTTTTTGTAGATAAACTTTTGTGCATTTTATCAATTACTATATTAAAATCTCGATTTAATTCGTTTTCAAGAATCCCAAAAGGATCATTTTTTTGTAGTGATTTTTTAGCCATTAGAACCGCACCAAAATAGTGTAAAGATAAACCTGCCCACCTTTTTTAGTATCAATGTCATAAATCTGACCTGTTACTGTTTTTCCTGCATAAGAAAACTGCACTTCATCGTCAAAATCTATTTGATTATCACCAATTAAATCAGGAGTAATATAAATCTTTGCTTGTCTTATCTCTCTTCCTTCATCTTCTTCTGATCGAATAAAAGATATTGGAACTTTTATGTCTGAATATGTAGTATCTATAGTAACCTGTTCTCCAGTATCTACGTTATAACTAGATATTCCTTTTTTTGTATAAGTAATTGTGTGATCTAAAGAAGCACCTAATTGTGAAACAACACTTTTAGCTGCGTTTTTAAATAATGAATCTAATTGACCTGCCATTATCCTCTAACTACCCTCATCTGAAAAGCACCTGCTCCACCTAGCATATACGCTCCAAGATAACTTTGTAACCACGGGTAAACATCCATAATATTATTTATAGAACCAGTTCCCTGACTTTCAGTATTATATTTAACTCGAAGATCACCAAGAGCTACTTCTTCAAAATTACCATCTTTACCTGTAGTACCAGTAATAGCACCAGTATCATTTGCCAAAGCTCTAGCTAATTCATATTGTGCATATTTAATATTTAATGGAATAGTAGAACAGGCTAACTCAACACCATCTACCTGATAATTATTTCTTGGAAACTTTAGTGCCTGTCCGTCATCACATCTATCACCATAAAATACAAAGCTATCAATCCATCTAGTTGCTGATATTAATGCTCTATTCTTTTGATCATCTGTTTTGTTTGTCCAAGTTGAAGAGTCTGGTACTGTTTCAAAATAACTATTGGCTTCTGTCAATGTGACATAGCTATTAGCATTAGCATCTTTTATAGTTGCATTTATAGTGGCTGCCACGATAAGAAAGTAATTTTAGTTTTATTGTAGCGTA